GGTAGAGCGGCTGACGAAATTGGTAGTGGCGGGAATGCTGAGCGCGAAGACGGCCATACTGGAATTGGGCTACACCGAAGCCGACCTGCCGGAAGCAAAAGAACCGGAGCCGGTGGTGTCGGTCTCACCCGCCTTCGCGCCGATGCCTGCCATGTCGGGCGGCGAGATGAGCGAGCAGTCTTCGGCGGCCTCTGCTGATTTGCGCCGCTGGCGGCAGGTGGCGATGCGCTCTATCGAGCAGGGCAAGCCGCCGCGAAAGTTTACCAGCGACTACATCGGCGCAATTGAGCACGCGCGCATCACGGCGGCGCTGGCCGAATGCAAGACCGCCGCAGATGTGAGCGCGGTATTTGAGGCGAAGCCAGCGGACGACACAATCACAAAACTGCTTGCAGAATTATCGGAGGCGCGCAAGGCGCTGGACGCCGCGCCGATGCCGACGCCTGTTGTGAATGTGATCGTACAGCCGAGCGACGTGCAGGTGGCGGTTGCGCCCATCCCTGCGCCCGCCGTTACAGTCGAAAACATCATTGAGCGAGTTCAACCCGCCCCGATTCGTTTCGTGCGTGACCGGGCGGGAGACATCGTCGGCGCAGAGCCGGAGGGTTAAGCGCCGAATGAGTAACGACTACTACCGCGCGCGCGCGCGCTACGCATTGGCGTTGTCGAATATCGCGGAGCATTTGCAAAAGAATGGCATAGGACGCCCGGAACAAAAGAGCGTCAATGAGGTAGTGCGCTCATTCGATGACACGCTGACCCGCTTTTGTTATGAGGCTTTCAACGGCAGCATGAGCGGGGCGGACTTCTCGCGGTCATTGCGGGCGCTGCTGCGCTCAGTGGCCGACGAAGCCTACAGCGAAGGGATGCGAGAGGGCGGCGTCAAAGACCCGGATGAGGTATTGGATGATAAGGACGAGCAGACTATCAAGGGCTGGCTGGCAACGCAACTGGAGCATGTACGCGACTTTGCCGACGCCGCCAATGATGTGCGCGGGGCGGACGACAAAGAATCTGCTCGCCGCGCCGTGCTTGACCGCGTTGACCTGTGGGCGCAGTCGCTTCAGGTGTTGGGCAATTTGGGTTTTGCCAGCGCCAAGCGCAATATGATGGTGGCGTGGCGTTACGGCGACACCGAACACTGCGATACCTGCAATGGGCTGAACGGCAAGCGCCGCCGCCTGAAGTGGTTTGTTGAGAACGGCTACATCCCGCGTGAACCGGGCAGCGAGACCCTAGATTGCGGCGGCTATAATTGCCAATGCTCTTTAGTGGACGACGATGGCAAGGTGATAATGCCATGAGCCGGGGCGTGCAAATTACCGTACAGGTCAAAAATAATCGCGTGGTGTATCAGAGCGTGAAGCGCATTGGCGACGCTCTGCCGAAATTGACAAAGCGCGTGATGAAAAACATAATGAGCACCGCCCGTTATGAGGCGTCGGGGCGGTACAGTGGCGGGGCATCCTATGGCGTGCCCGAAAGGCCAGGGCAGACCTATCAGCGCACCGGAACTTATGGTAGTTCATTTAAGGTGGTTGACAACGGCGGCAAGTCATACACGCTGAAGAGCGATGCTGTCCAGCGGGGACGGCACTACACCCAGTATGTCGGCGGCAACTATCTCGGCGAGAACCAAGCGGGCGTGCATCGCGGGCGGTGGCCGCTTATCTTTGAGGCGCTGAAGAAATGGGCGCAAATGATGACGACCGAGATAAAACAAACTCTGAGCGAGATAATTCGCGGTCAGGGTGTCGGGCTGTAGCGCTTCACTATCTGAGGCATGGGAGGCGGCGAGAGACTGGGATATATGGCGTGACGCCATTGGATAGATAGATACGAGAAGAGCGACAAATGACCAACACTCATGATGTTTCCGCGATGGTTACAGATCCAGCCCCGCCATTGTCGCCGCGTGTCCGGCTCATTGTGCTTGCGCTGGCCGCCTGTCTATCGCAGATCGGCGGCGCATTATCTTCGCTGGCGAAGGAACTAAAGATTATCGTCATGTAGGGTGTATAATGCTGGTAATAGCATAACCGCCAATGTGCAACAGCCGTTGGCGGGCAAGCGTGGTGCAACAGCCCGCGCCGATTCTCGAAAGAGAGTTGGCGCGGGCTTTTTGTTTGCGGAGCGAACATGACCAACGACAACACCAAATCAGGGGCGCGGCACAACAAGCGCGACACCGAACTGCTCAAGTCTTCGCGCACCAAACTGCGCGAAATCGACGGTCACTTGGAAGAACTCGGCGGCGCGATGGAAGCCATCGAAGAGAGCGTTGACGACGCTCAGAAACCCAAAGAAGGGGAAGGCAAATCGTCAGACACTCTCATCGCCTTCGGGGGTGAAGTCAAGGCGCTCGGCGCGGGGCGGGTGGGCGGCTACCTCATCCGTTATACCACTGGCGCTGACCCTGACCTGACCGGCGACTATTTCACCAAAGAAACCGACTTCGGCGGCCATGCCTCATCGCCCGTTTTCTATCATCACGGCCTCGACGCCAAACTGGGTCGGCGCGTCATCGGGCAGGCGCAGCACAAGCCGGATGATGTTGGCGTGTGGGTCGAGGCGCAGTTGAACTTACGCGACGAATATGAGAAGGGCGTTTATGCGCTGGCCGAGAAGGGCAAACTCGGCTGGTCGTCGGGCACGGCCTCGCATCTGGTCGAGCGCGGGCGCGAGGGCAAGGCCAACCGCATCACCCGCTGGCCGCTCGGCTTGGACGCATCACTCACTCCCACCCCTGCCGAGTTTCGCAACGCGGCGATGGTTATCAAATCCCTCTCTGAGTTTCAGCGGCTTGAGACAGAAGCAAAGGCGGACAGTATCCGCGCCGACGTAAAAGCCGATGCAACGACAACCCCAACTATGACCGCCCCAACGGGCAAAGGACTGACGACAATGGAACAGAACGAACTTGACGCGGCGGTGGGCAAGGCAGTGGCCGATGCTCTGGCCGCCCGCGACAGCGCAGAGAAGGCGGCGAATGCTCGCGCCGCCGAAGTGAAGGCCGCCGAAGAGCGCGGTTACGCGAAGGCCGTGGAAGAGACCAAGGCTCGGCGTGGGCAAGCCCCAGCGCAGATGAAGACCGCCCAACTCGGCTCGGATGACGAAATGAAGGCCATGCTTCATTACATCCGCACCGGGCAGGGCGCGGGCGAGTTCAAGGCCTCGAATGACACCGATATGAACGTCGGCACGGCGGCGGACGGCGGCAACGCCGTGCCCACCGGGTTCTACAACCAAATCACCGCCCGGCGCGACGAGTCGATGTTGGCCGCCCTGCTCGGCGTGACCCGCATTCCCGGCAGGGGCACGACCACGAATGCGCCGCTGGACAATGAAGCCGATGGGGAGTTCATCTCGACGGCTGAGGCGGCAGCGTTCGACCGCGATGCTCCGGCCATTGGCACGAAGGCTTTCACCCTCGTGAAGTACACCAAGAAGATTGAGCTGTCATACGAACTCCTGCAAGATGAGGACGCGCGGTTGCTCGGCTTCTTGGAGAACTTCGTCGGGCGCGGCTTGGCGAAGACGCACAACAACCTGCTCGTCACCGAAGCGGCCAACGGAACGGCGCTCAAGACCTTCGCCGCCGCCGCCGCCATCGCGGTCAATGAGATTGACGCGCTGACCTACGACAACGACATCGCCTACTACCTGAATGACATTCAGAGCGTGGGCTGGATCATGCGCCCGGCGACGCACGGCGCAATTTCGGTTCTAAGCGGGACGAATCGCATCTATGCGCCCATCACCAATGGCACAGGGGTGCAGGTCGCCCGCCCGATGTTGCTGAACTACCCGGTTCACTTCAGCAACAAGGTCGGCGCAATCGCGGCCTCAGCCAAGTCCGTGTACTTCGGCAACTGGGCTTACATGGGACTGTATGAAGCGCCCGGCCTGACCTTCCTGCGCGACCCCTACGGCGCGGCGAACACCGGACAGGTTCGGCTCTACTACTACTTCCGCGCCGTGTACGGTTTGCTTCAGACCGAGGCTATCGGCTACGGTGTGCATCCGAGCGCGTAAGGACTGACGTGAGCAAGGTACTCGTATTCTGCCCGACCTATCGGCATAACGCCGAGACACTCTACGCCGTCAATGGACTGGCGCACGATGGTGTCTGTGATTTCTTTTTCTCGCGCGACAACCCGCATCGGGGAGCGGAGGCGACGAAGAACATCCTGCACCAATTCAAGAAAGCGCAGGCGTTGGCCGCAGAATATGATTACATTCTCACGATTGAGGACGACATGATGCCGCCCGCAGACGGCTTGACCAAACTGCGGGCGGCCATGGACGACACGGGCGCGGGCGCGGTCTACGGCGTGTACCACTTCCGCCGCCCGTCACCCGCGCCCAGTGTAATGGATAAACGAACGGGCGAAGCCATCACCCCGAGGCAATGGAAAAAGGCGTTTTCCGAGCAAGCCGTCATCGAGTGCGGCGGGATGGGCTATGGCTTCACTCTCTTCCGCGCCGACCTGTTTCGCTCGGTGACGCTTCGCACCCAAAACGGAAGCGGCGCGGACAGCGACACGCACCTGTCCGCCGACTTGCGAAAGGCAGGGGTGAAGCAGTTGGCGCACTTCGGCGTGTTGTGCGGCCACAAGATGCCGGACGGCGCGGCGCTGTGGCCGAGTGAAGAGCGGGATGCCCCGCGAGTTGCGGGCAAGATGGAGCGCAAACTTGTGAGCGTGCGCGCGTTGTCATCGGTCTCGGTCAAACAGCCCTCGGGCGGTTTCGCCCCCATCCTGCAGGGCGATACGGGCGAGGTTGAGTCCGAGTTGGCCGAAGTACTGGCCGGGGCGGGAATCGTGGCCTATGCCTAACTTTCTGACCATCGTCACCCGGCATATGGGCGAGAGGCCGGTCTCTTACCAGCGGCAAATTGCCAGCCTCGCCGCGCAGACCGACGATGACTTCGTCCAGATCGTCGTGTGGGACAACGTCGGGCGCGGAATTCCGGCGGCTCAGTCGGCGATGCATTCGCTCTACTATCTCGTGAGCGATTATGTCTGGGTGCTGGACGATGACGACGTGGCCGAACCGGATGCGGTGGAGATCATCAAGGCGGTGGCGAAAGCGCTCGACTATCCGCCCGCCTTCGTCGTTCGTTTCTCGCACAATGGCAACATTCTGCCCAAAGACGGCGAGCCGCTCCAGTGCGGTGGCATCGGGGTGAGCAGCGTCGTCGTAAGGCGCGACACATGGGCAAGGACGTGCGCCAACTTTGGCGAGAGTTACAGCGGCGACTGGGACTGGATTAGTTCCATAACCCGAATTGCGGAAATTCCCGTAACGAGTTACGTCGTCGGCGCAACGCTGGGCGCAAGCCGAGGGCAGCCGGATGACAATCACTAACGGCTACACCACCCTACAGAATGTCAAGGACTTGCTGAACCCGCTGGGGCTGGCAACACAGGCCACCGACGACGCGGTCATCGAGCGCATGGTAGAGGGCGTCTCGCGCTGGATTGACAGCGAGACCGGGCGTACCTTTTACGCCCGCACAACCACGACGCGCATATTCGATGCGCCGCTCGGCATGACGCTCTATCTGGACGACGACCTTCTAAGCATCGACTCTGGCGGTTTTGTGAACGGCGACGACACAACCATCGCCGCGAGCGAATACATTTTGCTCCCGGCCAATGAGACCCCGAAGTATGCCATCCGCCTGAAGTCCAGCACGACCGTGACATGGGAAGACGACGCCAACGGCAACACCGAGCAAATCATCGACGTGACAGGCAGTTGGGGCTACTCGACGACCGCGCCGCACGACATTCGCGGCGTGTGCGAGATTATCACGGTCAATCTGTACCGCAACCGCTACGGGCAGAACAACAGCGGCGCGGCCACTATTACGGGCGCGGGCGTGGTCATCACTCCGAAAGATGTTCCGGACTGGGCGCGGGCGACACTACAGAATTACAAGCGATACACGGCGGCGGCATAATGGCTTTCGAGTTGGCGGTGGTGAGCGCGCACATTTCCGGGCTGACCGTATCGGGTAAGTTGCCGACGGGCAGCAATCAAAACGTGACGATTTGGGACTATGACGACATCACCGACGCGGCGGACATTCGCGCCTGCCCTATCTTCTGCCCCGATGTCAATCGGCAGGTGCAGGCGCAATTGATAGATCGCGTATCCTACGGGACAGGAAGCACGGCCAAGCAGGTGTATCGCTACGTCATTCCCTACGCGCTCCTGTACATGCCCGTCGGGAGCGGGCGTGTTCTGGCGGCGGGCATCATGCCCTACATGATCGCGACGGTCAAAGCCATCGTGGGCGGGCTGATTGCTAACGACGCGCCGAGCGATGCGGTGGTTGATATTCGGGTCAATTCGGTGTTGCTGGGGCAGACGGTGAACGACCCGGCGGGCAATCAATTCCACGGCGCGCTGATAGACATACTCGCGCACGAGTTCATTAACTGAGGCGGAACTATGGCAACAGGACAAACGGTTAAAAAGTGGACGCGGGTCTATGTCAACGGCTATGACATGAGCGGCTACACGCGCTCCATTGGCGAGTTGCAATGGGAGTTCGACGAAGCCGAATTGACCACACTCTCCGACGGCGTCAAGGGTTACATGGCGAATCAGGGCAACGTCAGCGTGGGCGCACTCAACGGCGTGATGGACGACACGGCAGTAAGTGGTCTGCACACCGTCGCGGCGGGGCTGCCGGGAACTCCGGCGACGGTCATGGTGGCGCAGGGCATCCGCGCCGAGCCTGCCAACGGAGATCCGATGTTCACCGGCTACTGCGAAATCAAGAATTACAAGGCCGAAGAGGACGGCGGCGCGGCAGTGGTCACGATGGAGTTTGACCAGTTCTCCACTACCGGACTTATCAACTACGCGAGGCCCTGGGGCTTCATCGCCCATGCCAAAGGCGCAGAGACGGCGGCCAATACTGCGGTGGGCATCGACGACAACGGCGCGGCCTCGGCGCTGGGTGGTTACATGGTTTATCAGGTATTCGCCGGGGATGGAACGGCCACGCTCAAAATACAGGACGCGGCGACGAACACCAACCCATCGTTCGCTGACCTGAGCGGATGCACGACGGGCAGCATCGACTGCTCATCGGTCAAACATGGTCTGGTAGCCATCGGCGTAACGGCCACCGTCCGCCAGTACATCCGCTGGCAGATTGTTTTGGGAACGGCGACAACGGTTACATTTGCGCTCGGCTTCGTGCGCGGACAATAAGGAGCATACACAATGGCGGCACAAACAGGAAGGACAGTAAGCAAGTGGGTGAAGTTTCAGTGCGATGACAGCGGCGGCACGGTGCGCGATGTGCCGGTCTCGTCTATCGGCGGCGTCGGGCTGGAGTATGACGAGGCAGACCTGACCGCGTTTCAGGATGCCATCAAGGGCGTTCTGCCCGGTCATCCCGATATTACGCTGGAAATTACGGGCCCGTGGGACAACAGCGCAGCGCAGGCGGCCAGCGGTTCTGCCGCCGCCCCCGCCCTGAGCGGTTCGCACACCGTCCTCAACGGCATCAACGGCGGCAATACGCCGCTCACGCTGGGCGTGTACATTGGCGTGAGGCACAACTGGGAGACGGGCGAGCCTGCCTTCGGCATCACCAGCACGGCGGCCAACGGTTTTCTGTGCACGTCCTACACCGTCAACCCCGACGACGGAACATACACCGCGAAGTTTCGCATGTACCCCGGAAGCGCCGCGCCCGCGTGGGGCACTGCCGCATTTACTTAGCCATTTGGCTAAACAGCGCAATCGCGCGGAAAGGCTTTCGATGGCTATCCCGACATCACCTCTGGTTGTCAAGCCGCTCGATGTCAATGAGATGACGCTGGACGAGTTGGCGCTATTCGAGGCGGGCGGCTTTTCGGCGCTCGGCTTTCGTCAGTTTCTTGCTGATCATTCGCATTGGACTAAGGCGGAAATCGGTAAAGTCAAGGTTGGCGAATTGAAGGACATTGCCGAACAACTTGGAAAGGCGTTGCAAGAGGCCGCACTCCCAAAAGTGACGTAGCATCGCTCAAGGCGTGGGCGCGCATGGAGCAGGACACCGCGCCCGCGTGGGTGATGCGGCTGAAGTTCGCAGAGGCCTTCGGGATAGCGCCGCACGAAGTCGGCAGAGCGCCGCTGGTGTGGTGGTATCGCTGGACGACATGGTTGCAAACGCAAGAGGCGCGCAATGCTTTCGAGCGCATGAAAGTCACCGAGAATTGGGCGGAGAAAAGCACGGCGGCAGAGCGCCGGGCGATGATATGGGCGGCAAGAGACGATGAGCAACGTAGTTGAAATTGTTCTGGAAGGCGTGGACAATGCCAGCGACGTGATTGGCGGCGTGACGAAGACGCTGGGCGGCTTTGGCGACTTCGTCGGCGGCGCGTTAACAAAGAGTTTGGCCGTTGCCGCAGGCGCAATCGGGGGAATGACAGTGGCGCTTGGCGCGTCCGTAATGGAGGCATCTCAAGCGCAAGAGGCTATGGCGCAACTCGACGCGGTGCTAAAAAGCACGGGCGAGGCGGCAATGGCCGAGAGTCAAGCATGGGAAGATGCTCAAGGCAAGGTGGTAACTACTGCTGGACTGTCCGCTGATGCCCTGAGTCAACTCAAGGACAAGTATCGGGGCGTCGAAATAGCAATCGCAGAACAAGTAAGCAAGTTACAGGCCATCGAGCAGGAACACGGAACAGCAAACACGGTTTATGAGAAGGAGGCAATAAAATTAAGAGAGTTGCAGGGGAAACTTGCCAAACTCAACGCCGAGATGGAGAACGGGCAGCCCAAGACGATGTCAATGGTGAACGCGCTCGGCCTTCTGCCGCCAGTCGCCCGGATGACGAGAGACGAACTCGTTAATCTCGCAAATGAACTTCAGGGGGTGACGCGATTTAGCGATGAGGCAATCATAGGCGGCGAAAGTTTGCTTTTGACGTTTACCAACATTGGAAAAGATGTGTTTCCTGATGTCACCAAGATAATGCTCGACATGAGCACGGCGATGAAACAGGACTTGAAATCGAGCGCGATTCAGTTGGGCAAAGCACTCAACAATCCACTTGAGGGACTGACGGCGCTGACTCGCGTGGGCGTGATGTTCACCAAGCAACAGGAAAAGCAAATCAAGGCGCTGATGAATATGGGCGATGTAGCGGGGGCGCAGCGGATCATCTTGGCCGAATTGGAAAAGGAGTTCGGCGGAAGCGCCGAGGCCGCCGGACAGACATTCGCCGGTCAACTCGACATCCTGAAAAATAAATTTAGCGATATTCAGGAGGCTATTGGCGGAGCCTTGCTTCCGGTATTGCAGGACGTATTGGCCGGCGTCGGGCCAATTCTCGACGAAATAGGCAAGAATGTTACCACCTTTTTGCCAGTTATAAAATTGAGTTTCAGCAATCTCGCTCCGCATGTGGAAGAGTTCATTACAACACTTGGCGGCTTGCTGGGCTTGGACTTTTCTTCATTCAACTTAGACGACATGGTTAGCGATTTGGTTGTATCGTTTGGCCTGATATTAAATAAGGTCGGATTATTCCTTGACTTTCTTAGCGCGACACTGCCCGATGTACTCAATACGGCTAAAGAGAAGTTTCAGCCGCTTATTGATGCGGTTGGCAATCTAAAGGATGCGTGGGATAGTCAACTCCCGGCAATGCAGGCCAGCGGCGCAACGTTCATGGACTGGCTGCGGGGCGCGTTCGGCGCAATTGGCCCGCAGTTGCTTGAGAATCTAACCGGGGCGGTCAATGCGCTGGCCGAAATTTGGCGGAAGCACGGCGACGAAATTATGGAAGTCGTCAGATTAGCCTTCGAGATTATCGTGGCCACCATAGGCGGGGCATTCGTCCTCATTTCGGGCATTGTCACGGCGGCTTTGCAACTGCTATCGGGTAACTGGCAGGGCGCGCTCGATGCGATGTCCGGCAGTTGGACTGCATTTTTGGAAATGGTATTGAGTATCGCCGGAACGAATCTCGAAACATTCTCCGCCACTTGGGAAAGCAATTGGGAGATGTTGCAACTCATTGTCTCGACCGTTCTCATGAACATCACGGCGGGCTTTCAGGACTTCTTAATCAAGACTATCAACAAGGTAAAAGAATTCCTGCCGCAATTCTTGGCGCTTGGTCAAGAGATGGTGAATAACATTCTGATTGGCATTCAGATGAAGGTAAGTCAAGTCATTGGCGCTGTGGAGGGCTTGGTCAGGTCTGCGCTCGACGCCGCTGGGCTCGTGCTGGGCGGTGGCAGTGTTGGCGGCATGGGCGGCAGAGGGGTGGGGCGCGCCCTCGGCGGCCCGGTCTCATCCGGCGGGGCGTACATCGTCGGGGAGCGGGGGCCGGAACTATTCATCCCGAACACGAGCGGGCAAATCATCCCCAACGGCGGCGCTCCAACGGCGGCAGGCG